GGTATAAATAAAACTATTTACTTTACATAAGTACCTTATCGGGTATAATTTTCCCTAGTAAAATCAAGCATTTTAAAAATAATCGCAAAAAAAATGAAAATAATTGTTCATAACTGAAACCTTATGTTTATATTTGCATATAACTAATTCAAAAACGCTATGAAAAAACAAGAAATGATTAAAATTATGATTGCAGAGGAAAAGCAATTATGGAAAGAAATGATGGAATGTATTGACAAATTTGGAATGCGTGACTCTTTTACGGATATCGCAGTAGCTAGATGGTCATCAGTTAATAAACTAGTTTGTAAATTAAGAGGAATATGAAAACTTTAAATGAAAATCAAAAAGACATTATCGGAACTATTTTAGCATTGTCTTTATTTTGGCTTGTAATGGGTTATTTTACTGCTACGCAACCAATACACATAAAAACGGATAAAGTTCCGCAAATCGTACAGAAACACGTTCAATCGCCTGTATTAGAGAAATACGGAGAGTTAATTACTAAAAACAAATAACTATGAACAAGTTCGAGATAACAGATTACAAGATGCTTCCTTTTCAAATGGAGATTGAATACGTTTACGAAGAATACTACTACACGGTTCTTTGCGACTTTCAATGGTCTGATGAATGTACAAGTCACTATATTGACTTTACTATTACTCCTTTGCATGGTACGTTTTTTCACGAAACAGAACCAATAGAAGGCGACATTGAAATCACGGAAGAATATACTGCTTTCCTACAGAAAAAAGTTAAGGAGTTCAGAGATAACACACTTTGGTTATGTGCTGAAATATTAGAAAAACAACAAGATTTAGAAACAGAAGATTTTAACTATTGGGCAGATTATGGTATTTAGACTACAAAGGATGATTAAGTTTTGGAAAACGAAGTCATCAGCAGAAACAATCAGAGGTACATTCAATGAGGAACTGTACAAAAGAATTTGTGAAATAAAATTTAATCAGAAGTTATGACACCACAAGAAAAAGCAAAACAATTAATAAAAATGTTTCAATTTGAAACTGAGATAAATGAAATATTAGTCAAATTTAATACACATAAATCTGAAGAATGTGCATTGATTGCTGTAGATGAGATAATAGGTGCTATTGATTGGCATGAGTTTGAAACACCTAATAAAGAATTAATTTATTGGCAAGAAGTTAAACAAGAAATCGAAAAGCTATGACACAAGAACAAGCAAGGGAATACCTACAAGAATACTTAAAAACCAAAGAATGTAAATTACCAATAGTAGATGAAATGGTAATGCGACTACAAACTCCATTCGTAATTGCAGATATAACATTCAAGGGATTGTTATGTATTGCATATGATTTACGACCACAAGAAAAAGACGAACTATGAGTTACAAAAGAAAAGAAAACTACGAAGCATCAATGCTAGGAATAGCAGTTAGCTTAGGAATCGCAGCAGTATTAGGAATCATTAAATTATTTACGTTATGAAATACAAACTAACTTACAAGATAGGACTTGCAGTAGTTCAGGAATGGATTTTTACTTCTAAAAGTTTATGCTATTGGAAGAAGATGGATTTAATTGAAACAGGTCGTTTTAACATGGGCAGTTTTGAAATCGAACAATTTGATGTTTTAAATTGGAACAAAAAAACAACATGAAACAATGCTTTCAATGTCGCAGAATGCTTTCACTTGATGAATACACGGATAACAAAAGAATCTACACGCTAAAGACTGACATGGGTAAAAACAGAGTATGTAAGATATGCAACTTTGACCGAGCAGTAAAGAATAAAAGCGTAGTGAGATACGACTTTGAACAGAGTAAATTTGTAGTGATTAAATTTAATAACATAGGAGAGGTGGGAGAATACTTCGAAACAAACAATTTGATATGAAACAGGGAGAACTTTTAGATATGGTTATGTATTTCGTTGAACGAGATGAATTAAACCAAAAAGGTAGACAACGTGAAAAGATATACAAGAAATGCTTCTTGATGAGTAAACTTCACGAATTCAAAATTACGTTAAGTGAAATTGGAAGGTTATTTAATCAGAAACATTCTTCTGTAATTCACAATGTGAAAACGCATAAGGACATGATGAAATGGAACACTGCTCATTATGAATCTTACATTTACGAATATATGGAGGAGTTTAAGGATGTCAATTATATTGAACCACAACGAAACCTTGTTAAAGACATCATGGAATGTGAAAATATTTTCCAACTTAGAAAAATTAAAAAAGCAATTTGGGAAAAAAAATATGGTGATGATGCAACCTATTTAGAGTAAGATTCGTTATATTTGTACAGGTTAGAGTCTCAAACATAGTTAACCTAAAGGAATTATTTACCCTTGTAATGAAACTGACGTGAGACTCCAGTGGATTTGCAGGGGTTTTTTTGTACCTAAAAATTAATAAAATGTTAGAATTAAAAAAGATTAAAAGAGAAAGTGAATGGAATGTTTGGTATGATATTACTCCAGTGATTAGTAATGGAGGAGTTTATATGTTGTATGATAAAAATGATTATTTAATTTATATCGGTCAATCACAAAACATTAATCAAAGATTACAAACACATTGCAAAAACGATAATAAAGATTGGGATTATGCAAGAGTTATAATAATTGATAATAGATACCATAGATTAACTATAGAGAAATTGTTAATTGGATATATGAATCCACATAATAATAAAAGTGAGCCATCTTGTTTAAATGTAAGTTTTAATTTAGACTCAAGTAAATTAATTGAAATGCAAAAAATTAGTTCTAAATCTATTTTAGCAATTGACACTTTACGTAATTTAATTCAAGATTATAAAAGAAAAGAAATTATAAATTCAGAAATAACAAAATCCATACATAAGGAAATAAATAAATTTGAATCTGATATTATTCATCTAAATTATCAAATTGCTTCATATTTAAATTTTTCTGATTTAGGTAAAAGAAATAATTATTAAAATGAGCGGTTGGATTAAATTACATAGAAAGTTTTTAGATTGGGAATGGTTTAATAAATCTGAAGCAGTACACTTGTTTTTGTATATGCTTATTAAAGCGAATCACAAAGATGCTAAATGGCAAGGTAACGATGTTAAACGAGGTCAGTTTATTTCGTCTTTAGGTAATATTTCTAATGCTACTGGAATCAGTATTCAGCAAATCAGAACCATTTTAAAAAAGTTAGAAAAGACAAACGAAATTGAACTAAAATCAACAAGCCAATTTACTATAGTAACCATCTGTAAATATGACTGTTACCAAGATGAAAACGAAATTACTAACAAGCCATTAACAAACAATCAACAAACGACTAACAAACCATCAACAACTAACAAGAATGAAAAGAAAGAAAGAAGTATATTTAAAACACCTTCTTTAGAAGAATTAAATACATTCTGTGTTGAGAATAACTTGATTTTAAACGCATCTGATTTTTTAAATTATTACGATTCTAATGGTTGGATGGTTGGTAAAAACAAAATGAAAGATTGGAAAGCAACGGTTAGACGTTGGTCTAAACCAAAACAAGAGTATATTTACGACCCATTAGTAGAAAAAGCGAGAAGAAATGGATATATTGAGTAAAGGTAGTACACAACAATATCTGTTGGACTACAAAGCAGGACGAATTAAACAAGGACTTGGATTAGATTGTAACTTAGATGATAACCTAAGATACAAACCTAAACAACTAAACATCATTTTAGGTCACGACAATGTCGGAAAGACGTATTGGATTAATTGGTACTTTCTTTCGTTGTCACTTAAACACGGAATCCGTTTTATTTTATGGTCAGGTGAGAATCAGTACGGACAAATCCTACGTGATATGATTCAAATTTATTCAGGAAAGCCATACCGAGAATTAAACGAACAACAAATACTTAGTTACTCAACTTACTTAGAGCAGTATTTTGACTTTGTAGATAATTCCAAACTTTACAAACCTGCTGAGTTATTTGAGATATTTCGTAAGTCTGATGCACACGCTTGTTTAATTGACCCTTACACAGGACTTGACAGAGAAATGGGATATGAAGGTAACTACAAGTTTTTAAACGCAGCTAGGCAATTTGTAAATGAAACAGGTAAATCAATCTACATAAACACGCATCCTAACACGGAATCGGGAAGAGCAGGAAATATCTATGGAGAACAACACCACTGGAAAGGACATCTTAAACCTCCAATGAAAGACCACATTGAAGGAGGTAAGGCTTTCTTAAATCGTTGTGATGATATGTTTGTAATTCACAGGCTAGTCAAACACGAAACAATGAAATTCGTAACTTTGATATCAGTTGAGAAAGTAAAGGACACAGATACAGGAGGTAAAATTACTGCATTAGATGATTTTATTATGTGTGATTTTAATAGTGGATTAGGTTTTACAATAAACGGACAAGACCCATTGAAACCTTTCAGACCTAAACCACCTAAACAAATGACTATGATTGAGCAAAAGATAAACGCTATTCACGCTAACAAAAACTTCTAATGAAAACGATAAACTCACTAAGTGGTGGTAAAACATCAAGCTACATAGCAGCAAATTACCCTGCTGATTACAACATCTTTTCGCTTGTTCGTACAGATGACATCAATTGCTTGTTTCCTGATTCAAAGGTACGTCAAATTGTAAGCGATAGAATCGGAAGAGAGTTCATAGGAACACTGGAAGAAGATGTGATTATTTACACGATGCTTGATTTAGAACAATACATCGGAAGCGAGATTGTTTGGCTATCAGCTAAGACCTTTGATGAGGTGATAGCTAGTTATAAGATGGCTAATGGAAGTAATTACTTACCTAATCAAATGACACGTTATTGCACAGTTGATATGAAGGTCAAACCAATTGCACAATGGTGCTATGATAACTTAGAACTTCCAATTGATATGAGAATCGGATTTAGAGCTAACGAAATGAGTAGAGCTAAAACAATGATTGACCGAGCAGTTGACGGAGTAGAACATTTTAAGTTTAAAGTAGGAGAAAAAAACGGACGCAACAAATGGAAAACTTTACCATACAGAACCGCTACATTTCCACTAATTGAAGCAGGTATTTTTAAAGATACTGTAGAGCAGTTTTGGAAAGACAAGCCTGTACGATTTGCTTATAAGAATAATTGTGTTGGATGCTTTCATCGTTCAGAGATATTCTTAAAACATATGAGCCAAAGAGATGAGAACAAGTTTCAATGGTTTATTGATATGGAACAGAAAAACGGATGCACATTCAAAAGTGGAGTTACTTACGAAAAGATAAAAAACCATAAATTACAATTAGATTTGTTCGATGAAGATTTCAACGATTGTGATTCAGGATATTGCGGACTTTAAATTAAAATTATGGACATAGGATTAAAACTACTTTACATCAAAGGACTAATACAAAAGAACATTTGGAAAGTAAGGCTAACAAGAGAAGAATTACAGGAGAAACGACCATCAGCAGAAGCATACATAAACGGAGCAAAAGACACGGAGAACGACTTAAAGCAGGTGCAGTTAGCAATCATTGAACTTGAAACAGAACTACGTTTACATGGAAGAGAAATCAACCGTTGTCTGCATATAAACGGAGAATTAAAGAAAAGAATTGAAGAACTTGAACACGAACTTAAATATAAAAACGTAGAATTATGACACCAAAAGAAAAAGCAGAAAAACTATTTAACCAAATGTATATGGTTGAAGACCCAATGGGAAATTATCCAATGTGTTTTGATACCGCGAAAGAATGCGCGATTGTTTTAGTAGAAGAAATATTAAGAGTGAAAAATAATTTCATACAAACTCAAGACCAAGAATATTATTGGGAAGAAGTTTACAGAGAAGTTAAAAACTACAAAAAAACGAAACTACCACAATTTGAGTTAAGCAAAGAAGGAGAAATAAACAACATAACCTTCGATTATGATGAAAACACGGAAAAAGAACAATGTTATCAAACAACCTTTACTATGAAAGTAAGTAATTTATGTTTAGAAGAAACACGTAAAATGTACGAAAAACTTTGAAACTCTGGAGAAAGTATAGTTATTCACGTAGATAAAGACGGAAACCTAAAACAATTTAAAAACGAAACAAATGACTAAACAACACAAATTAGTAGCACTATCAGCAGTATTACCAGTATTAGCAGACTTCATTGAGGACTTAAATGGTAACTATGTTTTCAAACAAGACTTAAAGCGTAAAGCAAACATCCTAGCGGACGAAATTAGGAAAGTAGACTATAAAGTTTTACAGGTATATGGAGAAAAACGAAATGAAATATACGAGCAACAAGTACAATTACAACTGCTATTTAGACAATGGATTGACGAAACAATAAACTTAGACTGATGCCAAGATGTAAAAAATGCAAAGATAAGTTTGAGCCAATAAGATTTTTACACAAATACTGCCTAAAAGACGAATGTATTAAAGCCTTTGTAGCTGAGGTAAAAGAAAAGACTTGGAAAGTAACCAAAACACGGATGAAAACCGACCTAAAAACTACTCAGGATTGGTTAAAGGAAGCTCAGACAATCTTCAACAAGTATATCAGATTAAGGGATGAAGGATTAAACTGCATTTCTTGTGATAAACCAATACGAAAAGGAAATGTGGATGCAGGACATATGTGGAGTGCAGGAGGTCATAGCAACCTGCGTTTTAATGAATTTAATGTTAATGCTCAATGCTCAAGACCTTGCAATAAAGATAAGTCAGGTGATATAAATAATTACAGGTTAGGATTTATGAAAAGATATGGAGAGGATAAATTGAGTGAGTTAGATTCAATAGCACATATAGAAAGAAAGTTCACGAAAGACGAACTAAAAGAAATTATAAAAAAATATAAAGATTTAGTACGAGATATGAAATAAAGTATTATATTTGTATATAATTAAAAACGAACGCTATGAAAACTATTAAAACAAACATCTGGGACATTAAAGTAGGTGATATTATTTTAGTTAATTACTCAAATGGGAATACTAAAGAAATAAAAGTAGATAAAGTAACAGAAAGTTCTTGGTATTTTAATGGGTGTAGAAATTCATTTAACACATTAAATAGATTATTGAATAACTGCGGAGATGTATCAAGTTCTAAAATATTAAAACATTAAAAATAAAAATCGCACAGTATACGTACAGCGTTGACAGCTCGGAAAGACGGCATTTTTACAAACAAAAACCAATTTAACATGAAAAATCTATTAAAAATTCAGGCAGAATTAAAATGTCCAAAAGGTAGCTTCAACTCATTCGGTAAATACAAGTACCGAAGTGCAGAGCAGATTCTTGAATCGTTGAAACCAGTTCTACAAAAACACGAATCAGTATTAGTTTTAAGTGATGAGATTATTCAAGTAGGCAATAAGCTATTTTTAAAGGCTACTGCTTCACTTTCTGACAATGATAGTGTAGTTCAGTCATACGGATTTGCAGAGCTTGGAGAACACAAAGGAATGTCATCTGAACAATGTACAGGGACTGCATCTAGTTACGCTCGTAAGTACGCTCTAAATGGATTGTTCTTAATTGACGAAACGGAATCAGACCCCGACTCAAAGGATAACACTCCAGCACAACCAAAGAAACAAACGCTAGACTCTAAAAGATTCCAAGACGCAGTCAAAGCATTATTGGAGGGAAAGATAACACGTGAATCGTTAGAAACCAAGTTCACGTTAACAGATGGTCAAATTGATATATTGAACGCGTTATGAAAGTTAGATGCTCTGCTATAGGACGAATAATGACTAACCCCAAAAAAAAGGAAGAGTTGCTTAGTCAAACTGCAAAGACTTACATTCACGAGATGGTTTTGCAAGATAAATACGGAATCAGAAAAGAGTTCAGTTCACGTTACACAGATAAAGGAAACGAAGTTGAGAACGAATCCATCAATCTAGTTAATGAAGTGTTAGACGTAGGGTTTATTTACAAAAACGAAGAACACTACCAAAATGATTGGATTACAGGAACACCCGATGTAAACACGGAGCAAGTTCTACTAGATGTAAAATCTTCTTGGGATGGTACAACCTTTCCATTCTTTGAAACCGAAATACCCACAAAGGATTACTTCTATCAACTACAGGGTTATATGTGGCTAACAGGTAAACAACAATCAATGCTTTGTTACTGCCTTGTTGATACACCTGAACTAATGGTTGAGGATGAGATTAGAAGAACCCATTGGAAGTTAAACCTAATGGAAGAAAGTTTAGACCTACGAGATGAGATTCAAAAGAAGCATATCTTCTCACACATTCCAAAGAACCGCAGAGTGAAAGTATTTTATGTACAGAAAGACGAAGCAGTGATTGAACGAATAAAAGAGCAGGTAGAACTTTGCAGAGAGTATTACAACACCTTAATCAATTTCTTATGAATCAGCAAATAGAAGATAAAATAGTATTACGTGTTTTGGCGCGTTTTAACGAACGAAGTCAAGTAGGAATAAACAAGTACAACACAACACTTGAAAGAACTGATTTAAGCACCTTAGAATGGCTTACACACGCACAAGAAGAAGCTATGGACTTTGTTTTATA